CAGACACCTTCTGGATACAGAGCTGCTTTGTCTGCTGAACGGGTTGTTGTGGAGGTCATGCCTGATGGATTGGACTGATATTGCATTACATGCTTTGGGTGCTATAGTTTTTGTTGGTCTTATAGGCTTGTGGTATCCTAAGACAGCCTTGTTAGTAAATACTGTCTTCTGGCCTGCTAGAGAGATAGTACAACATAGTGGCATACCGAATTCTCTACAGAGCACATTTGAGTACATCGTGCCTCTCTTACTTGGTTGGTTAGTTTTTGAACTTGTTCAAGTTGATTATAGAGAGCCTAATGAATATGATACATGGGATGGCGAGTAGTGGTCAAAACTCCACCAATCGGTGAATTCGTAGGCAGTCGTGTATTTGAGACAAAGGGAGAAGCTAACGCATACGCTATTTCCCAGCGCAGGAAAAAGAAACAGTCCGGGTACAACACTCGCTACGAAGTAGACATGGACCCACAAACAGGCAAGTTCAGAGTACGAGAATTCGTCTATAATACAGATAGTAAAGGTAAACTAGTATGAGGAAACCTGAGGACGTTGAAATCGGACTTCGTTTGATCAAGAGACGGCATCCAAGCTATCTTGAAATAGTAGAGGCTGAGCTAGACCACTATAAGAAACTATGCGCTGAACTCATTATTCAGTGTAACGAACTGAAGGCACAACTACACAAAGAGCAATTGGAGTTCCATTTCAAGTGACATTGCCTCCTCTCCACAGTAAAGTCTGTGTCCTCTGGATTGACATCGTTACCTCAGGGGGATGGGTAGCTGTTGACAAAATAGGAGACGAAGTAAAGGCTCCTGAGCCCTGCACTACATATGGGTATCTTAGTTATGCTGGAGAAGACTATCTCGTAGTTTCCCACACACTAGGTATAAACGACCCAGATGAATATAACGGGCACATCTCAATTCCACTTGGCTGTATAAAGACTGTAGATTTGTTGACCTAGGGTGCTCTGATTTCTCCTACTTAGGTCAAAGAAAAGGCCCCTGAGGTTTCTATACCAAAGGGGCCTTTTTCTTATCTATTATGTTACTGCTTTAATCGCTCTAGAACATCAAGGAGCTGTTGTCTGCTTATTCTAGCCTTGTTATCCGCTATTCCCTTATATGCAGATAGCCCATTAGCTAGCGGCAGGCTCGCCCACTCATGTGCTAGGCTGTCTGCGAAGTCTTCTACAGACATTTCCCCAGATATGAACTTGCTATAGCCTCTTCTCTCTAACAAAGCATGTCCTATACGCTCTTGAGTAACCTGATCAAACTTATCTGAAAGTTTGACTACACCGGCTTTAATTAAATCCTTTAGTGTGTCGTCAGTCACCTGCATAGCGCCAGCAGGGGAGCCCCCTTTTGACTTAACATTCTGTTTCTGAAGCTGTAAGACTTCTTTGACAGTCATGTTAGGGAGGTCATGTTTACCTCCACCGAACATAGTATTGAAGTCAGCGCCCTCAGCAGCTCCGATAAGATTTAGTATCGGGGACCTTGTTTTAATTACATTTGTTCTGCGCTGGTGCCCTTCAATACTTTGGTGAGGGCTTCCTTGAAAAGAGCTGTCCTCATTCTCAAATAAGTCAATCTTTGTCTTAGACGGCGGTTGACGGCCTTTTGGCTGGGGGTTTGCTGGGCTGGCGTTTTGTAAAGCATCATAGACAGCCGTGCCCATTCTCTGGAGCCACGATCCTTCTTTAGCTGCTTTCTTATATTCCTTGCCCACAAGGACACCAGAGAGAAATTGGTCAGCTGTAATGCCCTCAGCATCAAGGATGGGCTTCATGGCATCCATATACTGGTTCATCTGGCTAACAGCCCTCTGGCCCAGCTGGGTCTGTCTGAAGTCAATAGGATCAGCTCCTACACCTTGTGTATCAAGACCGAACTTCCCTGACTTTTCGTCATACTGGACTACACCCCGATACGTATACTTCTGCGTATCAACGATAGTATCACCAACAGGCTTCATAACGATAGCTGCCTGGTCCATAGCAAAGTCTCTGTATTCATCCCATGTCGTAGTCCCGCGAAGCTTTTCAGTCATCATCGGGTTAACGAACATTGAAAATACACGTCCAGGGTCCTGCATTCCACGAAGGACGTTAACTCCTTCGGGCGCGAACAAAGTCTTACCAAAATACTCAGCAGCCTGGGTCTTACTCACCCCAGGATCGAGGCCAGCGTTAACTGCCCTCTGAATGCCCTGGAAGACAACAGCAGCATCATTCTGATTTGCCTTTAATACCTTTAGCTGGTTTAAGACATCAGCTACAGGGACGTTGCCGCCGTAGATATCAAGACTGATCTTGTCAAAGAGTGCCTTCTGTCCTTCGTTCATCGTAGCGACACCGAGGTTTTGGCTAGGATCGAAGAATTTATAAATGGCTTCACTACCGTATTTCTTGGTAGCAAGTTCGAGGTTGGCGACAAAATCCCCGTTCTTCAATACGAACTCAAGGTCTTTTCTGTTCTTTAAAGCGGAGGTATAGTTAGAGACAGCGTTCAAAGCCCCGAAGTTCTTATCCTCGACTAACTGTTTCATGGTAGTAAACGGACCAAGCATCAGTGATTTAATGTCTTCACGTTTTCTAGGATCACGGATATATTGGGCGTACTTAGAGACAATACCTTCAGCGGCAATGTTCAACTGCCCCTCCATCTCTCCCATCTTAGCAGTCAGCTCCTGGATTTCCTGAGGAGAGATATCCTTGCCACGACGCATGAGATACTGGATACGGGCTTTGTCAGCATTCATCGCTGTATAAAACATCTTCTGCGTCGCTGATTGCATATCAACGGTAGCGTACTCTTCAGCCCTCGTAGATTGAGCTTCCTTGTCTGCCTTAATCATATTAAGCTCAGACATGTGTCTGTCTATTTGTTTTCCAATGTTGACTTCACTGGAGATGGCGATATTCATTGCATCTTCGTTGATGTCGCCAACAGGATTAAGCTCTGCCCCGGTGAGTTGTTTATAGTGAGTCCTGACTTCTTCATTAGCGAAGTAACCATCCTCAGCCCACTTAGCCTTCAGAGTCGCAACACGCTTGTCTTCATCTGATGCGAATTTGTTCTGCTCATCCTGAGCCTGAGCCAAGTCCTTCCGGTATTGGACAGCAGCACTATGGCCTAAAGCAACATCCAACTCTTTCTCAATATAGCTCTGGGAGTACTGAGGGTACTTGACCATCAGGTCTTTAACTTTGGCCATCCTCTGGGTGTCGAAGTAAATATTAGTTACTGTGCCCTGGTTAACTCCATCCTTCAGCCTGCGGAGATGCGAGACAGTTCCATTGATTTCATTAGCGGCTTCGAAGTTAACAGGAGCTGAACCAGCACCACCTACGTGTCTTGCTGGAGTACTAAGATCACCTGTGGCTATATCATCTGTAGCTGAGCCCAGGTCGTTGCCGAAGTTCAGCTCGTCTTGGGCCTTGTTTGCAGCAGCCTGATCCTTTTGGCTGGCTTTGAATGTAGAGACAGCATCAGCAACACCACCAAAGAGATATTGGAAAGCCTTGTTAGGGGTCTGCCCTTGACTCCTCGTAGTATAGTTATCTGACTGTGTAGGGGATATCGCTGGGTTGAGAGCGGCCACTATTGCTGTTCCTTTTTAAACTTTTCATATTTCTCAAGACTGGTATCCTGAATACTCTTCTCAGTTCTCACCGTCTCAATCGTACGTCTTATTTCTTTCTCAGTCAACGCAGCACCAATAGCATACGTTCTGGCTCCTTGCATGTACCTGCGGGCTGCTTCGTTGTCTCCTGCATTCATACTTGAGAAGTACAACCGAAGGTATTCCTTCATGTCGTTCCTAGCCTGCGTCTTCATATCTTGTTCTTGCTTGAACAAATTAGACATGGCGCGGGCGTTAGCAGGATCAGTTGTCTGGACACCAGTTAACGCAAGCCAGACACCATCGAACGGATCGTGTTTAGTTGAGATGACTTTATCGTCTTTAGTCGTGTACAGTCCTGTATTATAGATAGCCATGCCACGCTGTATATTATTATAAGAAGAGACATTACTAAAGAGATCGTTAGCGTCCTGCATCAGCATAGTCGAGCTGCCCCGCCCTGATACCAGCTCAGTCAAGCCCCTTATGACAGGAGACGCGTCTTGGAGAATGGATGCAGCTATCGAGCCTGACGCACCCATGCCTATATCAACTATGGCATCAAGCGGTGTCTGGCCGTATTTAGGCTGTACAAGAGTTTTATAAATAGGGAGTTCTGACGGGCCTAAACGGTCACCGATGTCGAAGTGAGTTCCAGTAGCGATAGCTAACGTAGAACTTGTAACACCATTCATTATCAGCCCTACGAGTCCTTCGTCAGGATTTGTCTCATGGGCTAAGAGTTGCTCACGTACTGTATCCTTCAACGGGAAGAATGGAAGAGCAGCAGTACCTGCAACAGGAAGGCCGTACAAAGCAGCCCAGCCTGTAAACAACCGCGTCTTCTCCATTGGAGTAAGCCTCATGCCCGTCATAAGATCGAACATTCTAGCCGTATAACCCCAGAACTGGGTAACGGTTGAGAGTGCCCCTTCTTGCCAGAACGCATGAGCATCTCTGGTCATGTTACCTGACAAGTCCTGAGCACGGCTTAGGATAGTCTTGGCAGCGTCATTGTCGAGTTTGCCTGCTAGACGAGGGAATTTCTCTATGTATTCTTTATAAGCCGTGTTCCAGGAAGACAATCGAACGAAGCGTTCGGTTCCGTTGAAGAAACCGGCAGACCATTCAAGTATCTTGCCAGCCCTGCCTTGGAATATCTTAGGGTCAGCTATGTCATTTCGCCATGACAAATCACCACCAATTAAATCAAACCCTGTTTTCTTTAGGAGATTATATGACTCAACGAACTCATCAGCCTTCCAGCCAGGAGTTATCTTTGCAGCTTTTGCTGCGATGTCTCGAACGGCGGCTTCGTCTCCGGGGATTAAGTCTAGACGACGCATCCAAGCTGACACTAACGTTGCATTTGGACCGTGCTTCGGAGAAATCGCTCCAATGTTCGCTAACGTCTGCGATTGGAGAAGTATCTGAACCGGGTTCCCAAGTCCTAGTTTCGTATGGAAAGCAATCGCCCGAAGTTTACTGGGGAGGTCGTGTTGAAGTAGCTCAGCACCTTTGTAAGCAGCCACAGATAACTTATCACGTGTACCTCCACGAAGGAGAGCAGACCAATTGTCAATCGTTTCTACAAACTTTTCTCCGCTTCTTTCGTATCCGCTAGCCAATAAGGAGGCTTGAAACTGTGACAAATGACCAGCTATTAAAGACTTGTGAGAAACGAGGTTCCGAACTGCTCGTTGTGCTATACGGGCAGTATCAGCCTCAGCACCCGTTCCTAGAACTTTGCCGTGAACTAGATAAAAACCAGGATTACGACGAAGTTCATCGGCGAGTACAGTACGACCGTTTAGTGAAATCATATTTTTTTGGACGCCGAACTCTTGTACCCAACTTTCGGCCGCTCCGATCTGGTAGTCGTTGTAATGGGTATTCCGTATTAGTCTACCCATTGCTTCTATTTGTGTCTCAATAGGATCAACTGTCCGCGCTGTCCCCATCTCCCAGATAGGAACGTCCTCGGTGCCAGTGTTCTTTATCGCCCACAAAGGGCTGTCTTTGTGCCCTATGAATTCTGAATTAGCGTCTTTGCTTAAGTTAAACGGACTATTGGAGAAATCATCAAAATGGCCGAGTTGATTACCAAGAACCTCGATACTAGACTGACCATTACCGACAACGGCGAAGGGTGTATCTACATCGAAGGTGGTCTTGAACATTTTCTTAATCTCACTAGCCGTGAGTGGGAGACCATCATTGATGACTGCGCCGATAGCCACATCATCCTTCGCTTTGACCGCTTGCCGGGCTCGTTCAAGGAGCTTAACCTCTTTCTGCGCCTTAGCAGAATTGCTCACTCCAAGGGCAACTACATCACCCGCGTAGACACGTCTACGAGATGAGTCATAATATATTTTAGGCTGCTTGATAAAGAATTCGTCTTTGTACTTGACGTGGAATCCAGCACGGTAGGGGAGCTGCTCGTCGAAACGAATAGGCTCGCGCTTCAGTGTCTTTGTAACAACGAAATTAACTGGACCTGATACTTTCAGACCAGCACGAATCGCCTCGTCTTCAGGATTATAGACGTGGACAATAGTAAGCTGTTTGTTATCAATACCACTCCTGATCTGCTTCTTTAGGTCGTCTTTGATCTCACTCAAGCGATAGTACTTGCCCTTTGTAGTCAGATCAGGGGCGTAGAAGACACTACCGACATGCTTGCTGTCGTAAGGCAGATCGTTTACAATCTTGCCTTCAAATGAGAATGCTGTACCATCCTTGCCGGGAGCAGTCATGGACATCCGCTCTATGCCTTGCCGGGACTTAACCTTAATACCCTCAGCAGCCCTGAAGATGTAGTCAGCGTCACTAGCCTTTACGAATGCTTCATAAGCTCCCTTCTCAGCTGGTGTAGCTAATCTGTCGAACTTAGCTATGTAAGCTTGATCTAGTTCAAAACCGTTCTGGAAGAACTTGCCACGATTACTCCCTGCTCCAGCATCCCGGTTCATGGCCATAATAGTATCAAGGGACTTGCGCTCTACTTTAGAAAGCTTTCCAGCAGGCTCCATCATTCGTGTCATAAACATCTGACGAGCTACGGTAGCATGGGTAACAGCAGCACGCTGCTCTGCCTGGAACTTTGACACTGTGTCTTTTGTTGAAGACATACTCTTCGGAAGCGGGACTAAACCAAAGAGTTTGTTACGTGCTGTGTTGCTTGTGTTATCAAGACTGATGAGGGCATCACGGACACTCGGAGAAGTTTCGTCAATGTCTTTACGAATTCTGATGGCATAGCCGTCACCTTCCTGGAAGATATCCCTTTCTGAGATATTCATTCCATACCTGTTCTTGCCGTGGTTCAGTGCCTTCTGAGCTGTCTCGAAGAAGGTTCCATCTGGCTTGCCGAAGACTGCTTCGACGTAACTTGTATTTAGAAAGGGGTTGTCTGTATCCTTGAATTTTTCAATGACTACAAGAGCACCGTCTTTCGCTTGTGCAAATTGTTTCTTAACCTCAGCTTCGGCTGCGTCTAGAGCTATCTGACGGGCCTCTGGGGCCAGTCTGGAAACGTTGACGACGCTGCCTAATGCCTTAGTAAGCATTTCCTGGTCAGACATGAAGTCAGTTAATCTATTAGCTAATATCTTCGAAGCGTCAGCAGCGTCCAAGAACTTCTTTACTGGAGAATATAAAGTAGGAGTATTACTAAGAAGGTCAGCGAAATCTCTCTTTATAGTCTTACCAGCCTGAGGAACTGTCTTTTCAACAAGCTTCATGGCTTGGAGTCTGGCAGCCTCGTTCAGATGGCCTGAGGCAGAGAGCTTTTCAGCTACCCCAAGGCTGGGGTCTTGAACTGCTAATGCTGTCCTGCGGAGCCTCTCAACCAAAGGAGCAGCCTTGCTCTTTGGAGCACCTTTTAGCTCAGATAAACCTTTTTCGAGATCAGAAACATCTTGGGCAGTCTTCTCAAGGACAGACCGGAGGACAGCAGCTTTAGCCGTATTGCCATCTCTTCCTTGAGTGATCATCTGGTCCATCAAGGTACGACGTTTCGATTGTAGGCCATCTAGGAGCCCCGTCAGCGACGTTTCTGCTTCCTTGGCTGTAGTAAATGCCGGAACGCGGTTAGCAGCCTCCTGAGCCTTCTTAAAGGCTTCTGCGCCCTTCTTGGCTATAACTAGGCGTTCTTTTGAAGCACCTACGCCTTCTACGAGCCCACCAAGCTTCCTGGCAGCTCCTGATATAACCTTGCCGCCTTTTATTACCGGGACAATGCTGGCGATATCCAGGACACCAAATGCGTTATCCTGCTCAGCGGATATGGCTGAATAGTCAGTTAACCCGTGTGCCCATATGGCGGCGTCTGTAGGAGACCTTGCGGATATACTGGCCACGATTTGTGGAATTAAAACAGCCTTGTCTTCTGTCTTCATTCCGTGGATGAAGTCATACTGCTCGGCTCTGTTGTTACCAGGCAGCCACGCAGAGAGGAGTTCACCTAGCTCCTTCGTGCTCATCGCATTTTGGGTATAAAATGGAATAAGGCTAGTCCCGAAATCAGCCCAATTTGATATATTCTGCTCAGACGAAAAGCGGTCGTCGTGTGCGCCATAGCCTGGGATGAGTGTCGCTATAGCGGCGTCAGCATCTTCCTGGGCTTTTAGGTAGATTTCTTCATCTGCAATACGGCGGCTGTAAAAATCATATAAAGCCTGGCTGTGTGGAGTGTTAGCATCATTAATTTCTTCTGGGGAGTTAGTTAAACTTAGAGACAAACCCAACGCCTTCTCAGCGTACTGTTTTTCAAGGACAGAAGAAGGAGAGACTTGTTTCTTTGCAGCGTCAAGGACACCGTTCATGGTGTCACCGTCGACTGTGGCCTCTCCTGTTTTGAATAGTTCAACTGCGGCTTCCCAACGCTTGCGGACTTCCGCATTAGCTAACGTCAAACGGAGTGAGTCTTCACCACCGCTTGAGAGAGCATCCTGAACGCTCTGGATACCTGGTGACGCATCACCAAGAGCTAGATCATACTTTGATGCGCGTGTCTTAGCCACTTCCTCAGGCAGCTTTGGAGATACATTAGGGGGTACTTGCGAAATGTCAAGACCCGTCGCTACGTCTTCAGAAGGCGCGACGGACGGGTCTATAGAAGTGTAAGGCTGATTAACCAAATGCGGAGCCCAAGGATGAGATACCCTGGCCGAAGGCTATAATGCCACCGGCTTTAGCGTATTGACGATTGGCCTTGAAGACACCGTGCCCAAGAGCTTCATCCTGGTTGCTAGCGAGAATATTCCGATTAGCCTGGCTGGTAACCTGGGCAATACCGCCTTTTAATCCTGAGCCCTCACCCGCACCCTGAGCTGTAGCATTTGATGTAGCAGTAGCCCTAGCTACTACAGACTCCCGGATCAGCTCCCTGCGCTTACGCATGGCCTCCAGAGTCAACATACGTTCACGAAGCTTCTCTGCCTTGGCCGAAGCCTTAGCTTGTTTTGCTGAACCTATGGCAGAAACAATACCACCAACTATAGACAGTCCCATTGCCATATTAAGCTATTTCCTTCTTTAATTTGTTAGTGTGAAATAGCGCCATTAGAGCACTTTCATCTTATAAGTCTCGATTTTACGATCTTTCATTTTACCTACGAATGCAGCCTTGCAGTCTGACTCCTTAGCCCAATAGTGGAATGCTGATATAAGTAGTTTAACTGAGGATAGTGATTTGTGTTCAGGTAGGATGTAGAAGCCGACTTCAACTGCGTATCTGTCTTCTGAGAACTGGCCTTTGTTGCTGCCACAGCTCATGAAGCCTACTGGTTTATCCCCGTCGCAGAGTACCATAGTTATGAATTCGAACTTAGGCATACTAAGACTGGTTAGATAGTTATCCCAGACTACCTTGCTGTCAAACGTTGAGACAACACTGTAAGGGGATATTTCGAAGAGAGCTCTGGAAAAGTTAACCACAGTCTCGACGTCCTCAGCTGTCCCTAGCCTAAGGGAGAGGGTTGGCTGTTTCAAATGCACTCCATCCGACTACGCTAAAAGGAACTCCGGTCGCTGAGTAAATCTTGAACTGGCAGGACAGCCCCCAGCCTCGTATCTTTATCTTTCGTACCCGGTAGTCCCTATACGTAGGTGTTGAGTTATAAATCTGCTGGGCTGTGGTCCATTTCTTACTCAAAGTATTATTAGAGTAATCCCAAAGCCCCTGTACAAAGGCCGATGACCCTGTGTCGTCTTTCAAATAAAATGTCACATAATTAGCCTGGTACAAACGATTGCCATCAGCATGAACCCTGTACCCGGATATAAAAAGACTGGTATAGTCATAACTTTCTGCGTCTGAAACCCAGTCCAAATACCGCGTATCCCCGCTAACCGCCCATGTACTATTGTAAGTAGTTCCTGAGACATTCTTTGTTACGAAGTATCTGAATGAGCTAGTATCCGCCTCAGAAATTACTACGACTGTATTGCCTGAAGCATCTATTACGGTATTGCCTGAAGCATCTATTACCGTATCAAATGCGCCATAGGCAGGCCCTAGAGAAGATATAATTCCATTTACTGTTTTAGTAGCTGAGTATATCGTCCAAGGGTAGAATGACCCGGTTGTGGTATTCAAAACTAACACAGAGTCATAAGTATACTGGCTGTCAACTGTACTGGGTTTGGATGAACTATAAATCCATTGGACTGTTTTATCTACAGTATTATAAGCTCCTTTTGCCCACTTTTTGCTCTCTCTTGGGATGTCTTTAAAGTATTGTTTAATTCTTTTGTCAGAAACAGACACAAGAGTGAAATCACCACCTTCATACGCGACAGCCCAAATGCCATCCTCAGTCCAGAACAACGGAGAACCAAGAACATCTACAAACGAAAGTCCTGAGGTCACTGCGGTGTTACTTATCTTTTTTATAGTATAATCCGTGGCTTTAAAAGAGGCTACGTCGCTTCCTGAAATACTCCATATACCATTGCTTGCGAAGATGATTAGCGCTTTTTGCGTAGCGAACATACGGAACACAGTGCCCATGTCCAAGACACGGGCGATACCACCATCGGTATCCAGAAGGTCTGATAGCTCTTCAGACGTGGGGTCGTTTGACTGGTAACATTTACCCAGCTGGTCATCCCGCTCGATGATCTGAGTATAGTAAATTTCACCCAAATAGGCAGAGGACTCTACACCAGCGTACCAAACTCTACCAGCAAAGAAAGCGCATACTGAAGGTCTTCTGTAGCCAGCGCTCCGTTCTGTTACAGAAGTAATCCGTGAAGAAACGCCACTACGATCAGTATTAAACCAATTCAGCACGTAGTGCCCCTTCGGTGCTAGACTGTTACCTATACCAAATTGGGCGTGTTCATTATTCGACAGAATGAACTGTCCCTGTGTACTCTTGTACAACCACCATTGCTGAGAGTTGCTGGGGTATGCGGCAACAACACTGAAATAGTTGTCTATAGCCTGAGCGAAAGGTAAGGCTGTGCCATCATCGGGCGAGATGTCCCAGCCTTGGTTTAGAAGGTTGTATTCGTGTAATTCAGTTAGGGTGGTTGGTTGTTCATCGGGGTCAAGAGCATCATCTACGCCCTCGAAGTCACGGCACTGTATTGCTACCTCTGTTGAAGTAAAGGCATTAGTAGCTGCGTTATAGGATACATAAAATGGTTCACAGTACTTATTTGTTATAAACAGATACCCTTTGCCAGTGGCAAACGAGCACGGCTCTGTGCTGGCGGCAGGTGCCCCGGCTACTGTATATGTACTCAATGAGATTGTAGTAGCATGGAGTCCGTGCGAAAGACTGTCTTCGGCGGATACTCTATAGAAATATATAGTATCGCCTATTTGCTGCACAACAAAGTTAATGTCTCCGATACCGCCAGCTGCCTTCCATTCGTACTCTACGATAGCAGATGAATTTCGTGTAATACTATTCAGCTGATATGCTGTTTCATAATCAAAGCCCAGCCGTCTGGTAACCTCACCAGTCTCTTTAAAGACTACGTTGCTGGCGGACGTACACGCGTTCTCAGGAAAGTTCAGTCCTGTTGCTTCTGTAACAAGTCCGTTGACGAAATTGTTTTCTACTACTGTCCCAGCAGAACGCGCCAATTACGAAACCTTCTTTACTGACTTATATTTGATTTCTGGAATTGTGACTTTTTCGTCTACTATCTTTGTATTGTATTTAAATTGTGATAAATAAGACGTCAAAGCACGAAAGGCCTGATCCGGGCCGGTATACGCACCGGAGATTTCAGCGGGGGCGTATCCCTTGCCCCATACAATGTGCCAGTGGCCGTAGGGGTCTCTTGACTCAAGCCTCACGGTCATACCATCTGAAAGGTGGACCTCACGAGACTTGCCGTCGCGGTCATTCTCACGACCGGGAATACCCTCGCCTAGAGTTTGACCGAAGTTCATAAAAGCAGTTGTCATTACTTTACCTTCTTAAATAAGATTTAGGGTCCCAGCACTTACCACATGAGTTGCACTGGAAAAAATCATCGTCGATATCCCACTCAGTTCTGCCAACATATTCTATATCACAACCCCTGATAAGACACCAAAACCAACGCACTATCTACGTCCATAATTAGGGAGTTTAGTCTGGTCCCAATAAGCGTTTTGTCCTTGGACGTCATGCTTTTCTTTATACAAAGTCTGCCACCCTCTCCTGGCCTTCTTCTCTGCTCTAGCGTTTTCTACCTGTTTCAGTTCTGAGAAACACTGAGCCTTAGCTTCCTGAAAGAGAAGGTTGTGTAGTTTGTGGTCTAGGTTTGGGACAGCACTATCTGAGTGTGTCCATGAGCCTTCTTTCAGACCATAGACCATCGTCTTAGTCTTGCGGAGATAGGTTTCTTCAGTTGCGTTTACTGCGTCAAAGACAATAGTAGAGTCGTTGTAAGTCGTATAGAACAACGGCGCTCTGGTATTGACGTAAACGAACGGAAAGATGTCACTGCCAATTGTGTAATTGAAACGCGATATATCAGTAGCAGTGCTATCCATTGTAAGCTGGCGATGCTGGAAATCATCCAGAGCCAAGAATGTAACATCTCTGTAATCAGTTACCGGGGAGTCAGCAGTTAAAGCATTTTCATACTTAATCCACTCAATGGTTATAACATCACTGGGCTTAGTCATAATCGTAGGAGACGACGCTGAAGTTTCTGTCAACTCAAATAAAGCGAAGTGCTCAGGTAGTTTAGCATTAGCCGCTATTTCATAGAAACACTGACGGATAATAGCTGCGACCTGAGCGCTCTCAGCAGTATCAGTAATAGCAGTAACCTCATCACCGTCAAGAGACACCAAGATATCCTGGACCATCTCCAACAAGGTTCTTTTCATTGCCATTAGCTATTCTTCCTATATTCAGCATTCAGTTTCTTTAACTCAGCAAGCCTAGTTCTTTCCTTTGCTGACAACTCACTAGGTTTCATCGTTGACAGTCTGCGCCATTCTTCCCACTCTTTAGGGCTCTTCGGCCTGTTATTGAGAATGTAAGCTACTAACATAGGCCACAAACGCCTTATTAAGTCTTTCCCTAGATCAATCCAGAAAGAGGAAGAACGCGCTGCCAGAAAAGCCCCTGTAAATAGTCCAGCAGCAGCTATAGTATACAGCGCGTAATCCATTAGACAGCCTTCTTTTTAGATACAAAAGACCAAATAGCGATAAAGACAGTACCAGCACCGCCGAGAACAGCGGTCAAAGTTGCTTCATCTACAACGCCCTTGGCAACAAAATAACCACCAACGGCAGCGGCCACAGTGCGTACTACGCCCCAGACCTGTTCACCAGTCATTCCAAACATTAATATCCATACCTTTTCTTATCTAGTTCAAAGTGCACATAGTCTGGAAAACTCTTCCAGGAACCGCCCCAGACCAAAGCGATACCTAGTTTCTTAGCACAAGAGAGAACATGCTTAGCGGAGGTCTTATAAACCTCCACTCCCCAAGTCCCCTTGCCATCAATCAAACACATTACGTCCACAGCCTTGCCTGATAGATGACGTGACCTCAACGTCTTACTTTTACCCTGCGCTACGAATTTCTTCTGCTCAGCCATTGTCCTAAGACCATCTATAACAGTAAAGTCATACGGAGGGGATTTTATAGCCTCATTCAAAACCTTTAGAAGGTCTGGATGCAACCCCTTCATATTCTTTAATGACCTAGTGCCGAATTTAGACATTTAATTTATTCAGTAAATTGATTACGTTAGAAACAGGAGAGGCAAAAGCGAGAGAGCCAACACCCCAATTTGTAATACCAATAAGTTCACCAGCTTCATTTACTAGCGCTCCACCAGAGCTGCCGGGGGCAAGCTGCCCCTGGAACATAATGACGGGGGACGCTGGAATTTTTTCATGATATGCCTGTGGTTGTGTTACCTTCCCCTCAGAGACAGCGTTGTAAATCATGAACGGGTTGGTCATAGTATAGACGACGTCCCCATAATTAACGCTCTTTGTACTAAGTTTTGCTTCATTAGTAAAATGACATCTATCTTCTATTTTTAAAATAGAGGCATCTGCTGCAGTCTCGGTGCCAAGAACAGTGACTTCACATTTCTGGGTAAAGTAGATTTCACCATTTTCTTTCATCTTCCGGTTAGTAACATTCAGAGGAAGATAGTATTCATATTTTACCTTCTTTGAAACCTTATCTGTCCAATCTACGAAGTATACAATCTTCCGGGCGCGTTCAGTGCAGTGATTGGCTGTTAAGGCTAAATTTTTGGTTTTGTCTATTACGGTAGCAGAGCAGAAGTCCCCCGATCTGTCTCCTAGGGAAAGAACAACATCATTTGCTAATTCGTGAATTTCGGGGAGAGTCTTAGCGTCTACGATATTAGTAAGGAAGAAAATGCTAGCTACAACCGCAATTAAATTTTTCACTACTTCTTTCCTTTATTTTTGATGATGTAGAATATCTGGATTACAAGAAAGATGACACCCAGTACCTGAAGCGCTACTGGGAGGCCATCTGTAATCCATGGATTGATAGCGGCTGCCGTAGCTATAGGAGTCGTTATATAAGGATGGCTGAAGACATCGTTTAGAGTTTGCATTAGCCGGTCCTCGTAACGATAATAGTGAACGTCATCGGACAGGCAGTAGCAGAGCCAGAGTTAGATATGAGACTCATCTTCTGCCCTGCTGTAAATGTGTTATTAGTTGTAATCGCCGTAATAGTATCCACATCGCCGATAGCTGCTCCGGTGAAGGCTACTGTAATAGTGCCCATGCTTGAGCCAGCATTATTTGCAACAGTAATGACGTTATCGGTCGTAGCGATGGCTGCGAAAGAAATACCGTAGACTTGTGTAACCGTACATGCGAATGGCATGGCTAAATACGTTGAATTCAGCGTAGCAGTGGCCGAACTAGCATCCTGCATATGAACAGTAAATACATATTGGTTTAACCCGCCGTGTACGGTAGTCCACGCGCCTGAGGCAGCACCATCTGCTAAATACAATTGATTAGCAGACGCTGTTGCTACGCCCTTAGGTTCATGTAGGTTGGCTGCTGTTAGTCCGCTATGTGCTACGTTTGCCAAGTATAACTCCTTTAAATTAGTGCCCGCGAACAATGCCCACGGGCGGGCTTAGTCTTAAGCTGTCATTCCATAAAGAGTGAGAACGAACTTACCGGCAGTAAACGTGCCGGGCACAGCAGCCTCACCATTACAGACATACAGATAGTCATTTGCTGTTGGGTAGCCAGTCAAAGGCTTTACCAAACCAGCGGTCCACGCACCACCAGCAGTTACCAATGCAGTTTCAGTCAACGTACTAACGTCAACATTTTCTGCACCCGTACCTACAGTAGCCGAGTAGAGATCAACATCGTCAGCCCCACCTGCGGGAACCTCCAAACATTGTAGAGTACCTCCACGGATTAATCCACTCTTGGCCGTAGTGATCTGGCCAAAATTAGATGCAACCGCTGACTTACCAATAATGTCCAAGTCAGTTGTTGAACCAACTAGTCCGGTAAGATCAAAGTAAATACGAGTAATGATTAGATCACCGTTACGTATAATACCTGAAGCATAGTCTTCTGCATCGGTTGTAATACCAGCAGAAGGGGTTAAGATGTTAGTCTCAAGACTGTCATCGAGCTTATTAAGCTCTGCACCTGTTACGGTAATAGCTGTTCCGTCAGCAAGGCTTAGAGAACCAGACAGATCGAGGTCTTTAGCTTTTAACGCAAGACCAGCAAAGTCCATCTGGTGTGATTTATCTAAAGATGTAGTCATTTATACTACTCCCTTAGATCGATGCTAGACCGAAACGCCCTACAAGACGGCACTTCAGGACACCAGCGGTGTACGGATGCGAAGCATGTTGCGAGTTAGCAACACAGATTACAGCGTTTTCCGTATTGGCTACGCCGTAAGCTACGCCAGCACCAGTCGTCCCAACCTTAACCAATGTATTCTCGTTGGTGGCATCGTATACCGAGCCAACAAAAGAAGTCGTGGTAAGGATGTCAACATCCAGTGCAGTTTCATCAGAAGCCTTAAGATAGCCAATGACCATCGTAGACGTTCCAATCGTGCCAGAGCTTGTAAAAGCTACAGCAGCGGTTGCTTCGAGGAACTCTGGAATAAAGCCCTCTGGAATGCGTACACGAGAGCCCGTCTCAGGGTTCGCGGTTGTAGCAACACTTCCAAGTGCCAGGTTAGAGGTTGACTGTACATCCTTCCAATCGATGTTGAATTCGATCACATGCCGACCTTGATCGGTCTGTGCGTATTCACCACCACGGGCAGAAGCACTTTCTTCTTTTGCAAATTTGACGTACAAGCCGTCACTATTCATCCAAGTCATTTATTCCTCCATTAAACCTGATCGGTGTCGGTTACGACGACAACAAAGTTTTCGGGACGATACAACTTGAACGCATACCGAGAAGTCGTCACGTACTCTTCACGCTGCAAGTCCTTGTTATACTCAGAGTCAACATTAGGAGCCTGCCGGATCGCACCAACGATGGGTTTAGCATCGCCAGCAGCCGAGAAGAAGCAGTTGTTTACACCAGCAGCGGCAGTTACGCCGGAAATTGCTTCCGATGCCGTATTGGTATAAAGGAACTGCGAAGTATAGACGTCAAATCCGTAGATGTTCTTGATGAACCGCATACCGGACGACAAACCACTACCAACAATGCCTTCCCAACGAGGGTTGTTAGACATATTGACGAGGTTGGTCATCGTATTCAAAGCGTACTCGACGCTAGGGTCTACGATTGCAACAAGATTAGTCATTGGCACGTTGGCCTTCTGGAGGGCGTAAAGCGCCTTCGCAAAGTCCTGTGGAGCCATTGTTTCATTCGTACCTGAACCTACCCAACGATGCGATGCACTGTTGATGGCATTGGTATCAGCGTTAGTCTGAGCAAGAGGGCCGACGTTCAGGATTTTGGCTTCCATAGCCGCCTGAATAGCACGGTTCTGCTTAGGGACGAAAGACGAAACAAGCTTACCCATATAGAATGAGTCCTGCTTCATCTGGTTAGTAATAAACGTAGCTGAAGACTTGTACTGATCAATGGTGAACGTGAAGTTCAGAATACCTCAAGGTCTCCCGAGAGGGTTGGACTATATCTTAGGCCGAAGCCTTTTCGCGTGTAGTCTCTGAGGAACGGACGAATTCGTAATCTTCCTCGTCATAGGGAGTGTGCTTGAAACCGCCTTTTTGATCCTTGGCTTTTTCCACTCTCCTAGAAGTGAATGCAAGTAGTGTCTCACCTATTGCCTTCTTCTCGCCGTACATATAAGGCAGAATTTCAGAAAGAGTTTTGCTTATATACTCTGCGTTAGACGAAGATAATCTATAACAATCTCTAGTGCCTTTCTTAGGGCGGTATTGCCGCCATGAAAAACTACAACCAAGTTCTTCTAATATCTTACGTGCTTTATTCATTATGTGCACGTCGGTATTAGACATTTGTAGAGATGGTGTTATTTGTATTCTATTGTTATCGACTGGCCTAGAGTAAAGAAGGATACTTCCCTCCCCTTCCCAAATGCCTGCCAACCATGCTAATTCGGTATTAGTCATATTGTCCTTTCCTGCTGATTGCCTTCCCTCAGTGGGGTTTTTACCTTGAAGATTTTCACTAATTAGTACTTCAAGTTTTAAGGTGTTCCAGCATATAGCGAAATTTTAAACCGGCAACTTCAGTGTACTGTGCAACCGGTATCCATTGAAGAGTATCTTACAGCTTGTCCTTCGACGTAATCGAGGACTTCGGCCTGACCGATAGACGGAATATTGAGAGTCGTGCCATCAGGGAAGTCAGTAATAATGTCTACATACTGCATTCCCATCAGCTCGGCATCAAACACTTCCTTCAACTGGCTCGACCACAAATTCGAACGGATCAGATGATCGTTCGCAGCGACTGAAAAACCACTCATGTGTTATTTCCTGTGATGTTAAAATTAGACATCAAAGAAAGCCTCTCGTAGTTGTAGTGCGTCCTTGTGCATCTGGTTCTGAACAGCGGGTGAGTTATACCGGACGAGGTCTTTAGCCCTCATATCCTGATAATACTTCATAGTCCTCTGCTGGTTAGTCCCAGCGTTTAGGGTAGCTGCTGTAGTGTTTACGGTATTGTTAAACAGAGGTGCCCGTGGGGGTTCTGTAACAGTCGTAAACAATTTCAACATAACAGCGGGCTTAGTCTGGGCTAGTGTCTCCATAAATTCGAGACTTTCACCAAGGTCTTTTGCCTTCTTTTTGACTTCCGAGACCCAGTTCTGACCATAGAGTTTTTCAAGCTCTTGTCTGACTTGGATGGCGTTAGTCTTAGCAGCGTTCTGTTGATCCTTTTGGGCTAACAGTTTTTCTACATCAGCGATAGAAATTCCTGATGGAGTTTGTGGTTGTTCACTCTGTTGGGAACCGGGCGGGGTGCCTAGCTCTGGATTGGGAGTGGGTGTACGGGATGCGAGCAGCCGGTCAACTATCTCTGCAACATTTCCTTCATTTACCTGCTTAGCACGGAACTCTGCGTTCTCTCTCTGAAGTCTGGCAATGAAGGTATCCTTTTCGACGATAGCTTTCGCTACACCCTTTTCATCCTTGTATTTCTCAAGGAAGGGTTTCAGGGGGGCGTCTGTGGGGATTTCGATCTCATTTGTGTCTTCGAGATCGTCTTCTGTAAAAAGCTTGGTCATGCTTATCTTTCTGTTTTGAAATCGAATAGGTCTGCGATTTCTTTATAGGTTGCAAGCTTGCCATTGCGGAAAGCTTGGAGTTCAGGAAGGTTCTCTGCGGAGATGTAATCTTCTTCTGAGAACCCTTTTCTCTCAATCATTTCGAATTTGTCTGAGAGTATAGTCAACAGTCTGTTAATCAATACCGTTGAATTCTTTATCGCGGAAGCTCTTTCGTCTCGTGCCTTTTGGTCTCGGAGGTCTTGAGTCCATACTGCTTTCATTGTAGACTGATATCCTCTGGCTGGTCTTCGGGGGTCAATCCCGATGGTGTAGAAGCTGCCATCTGGGTCTGTTCTTGTCCTGCCTGTTGCAGGCGTTGAGCCTGAGCCTCTTCAGACAAACGAATATAAGGCTGGACAAGATCGTATTGGTCAATGTCAAGAAGGTCTTCAAACATCTCAGCGAGTTTAATGCTTGAGAAGTGGGCCTTAATGTCTTGATCTTGGCCAAGTGTAGATTGGAAGAAGTTATTAATATTCTGTACGCGCTCTGCCTTCTCAGCGAAGTTCCGTGCAGCCATTGGGCGAATGCGCCCAGTGCCAGAGATATCGTCTGTAGTTATATCCATGAAGACAACAGCAGATGACTCAGAGTCAAACATCCTTATAGTCTGTGACGTAGCCTTCCTACGGGCCATCTCAAGCATGTCGTTTAGAAGCTCTTCGAGCATTACCGAGAACTGTAGAATCTTGGTAGCGAAGATACGGGCAGCTGCGTTCTCAAGACGCTGGACTTCGTACATGGTCTTCTCACCCGGAGTCCTGAAGCCTGCGGCTTCCTTAGGGCTGCCAGCCATCTCCTCCATCAAGTTCATGAGATTGTTGATTTCGAGGTTGGCTTGTAGTGCGTTTACGTCAGGAGACAGAAGTTTGACATCCCCGTCTTCGCCTACGTTTATACGCTCCATCGGGCCCCATTTAAAGTCATCGACTAGGCCCTTAATCATAAGAGGAGGGAATGCGATGAGATCGAAGCAGTCGGCCTTCAAATTCTCAAGATGATCGATGCGGTATTGCATTCCAACGAGGTTATCTAGCGGACCCATAGCGTACAGGCTGTCTTGGCGGATGCGCCAGCCACAGTGATGGAGACCGTCTGTAGCAAGCAGGCTTGGGTTATCTACAATCGAAACCAGTTTGTGTCTATCGACGATAGTAATGATTTTATTCTGATGGAGTGTTCCTGAAACGATATCATAGTAGTCACCATAGAAGGTCAGTACTTCAACGTAATTACTCCGAAGGTAGGAGATATAGTCAGTAAACCCCGAAATATTCAGGATTTCATTCTTGATGTCATACGTACCTGCTGTCCTGCCAGTCATAATACGAAGGTCGCGCATGTAGGCTAATAGCTTTTGACTAGCCTCTTGATTATCAGCAGGGGTCTCTTGAGCCAACTGCGTGGCAAAGTCACCCATAGTCATTTGACTTCTGATGAACTTACCAGTCCTGTTGAAGGATGGTGCAATTGGATTAAATAGAACGTCGATAGGAGAGTACCGCTTAGGCACTGGGCCTACGAAGCCAATCTTCTGAGTATTCTTGTTCTTTATAGTTTGGGTTTCATCAATCCACTCAACACCAGCGATGACGTTGCCATAGTCAATGAAGTCATAAAGCATCTTGGAGACTTCAGCCTTGAACTCAGGCCGTTCAATAAGAAGCTGCATATAGGCTTTAATTGTGTCGACTTTAGTCTTCGTCTGCTCAGATCGATCAGCTCCGATGTACTCCAGCCAATCGGACTTTGGGAATAGAGCTGCCATGTAGTTAGCGAAGAGGTTGTCTCTGATCTGGCAGAGCTTAGGAACGTGAGTCGTATTCTTCCAGGGGAGGGCTGCGTTGGTTGTATTTGTAGTATCTATAGCAAAGACATACCGCTGTATTTCTGCCTTCTCCTTTACCCAAGGAGCCCTGCGGATTTCCCAGTCCATATATAGACGCGATAACTCACAGGCTATATCATCCTTTACTAGGATATTATCTAAATCTAATGTACTTCCGTTAGCCAACTGATATTCCACCAAAACGAGGATTTATGATACCGGGCTTCTGCCAGCTCGGCGCTTGTGAACTTAAACGGCTTGCCATCGGAGGAATGCAGATTGCGACAGCGTTAGCTAGTGCGTCCTTGACGTCATCGTGTGCAGGGTTCTGCTGGATGAGTTCTTCTTCAAGTATTTGTGTGTTACCACCGTGGTAGTGCCACATTTGACGATTACTATACTTCGGCTGGAGGATGGCTTCGATACGTTCGATCTTCTGGCCGTCTTGTCTAGTGGGGCGGTGTTCGTCAATTGAGAGAGATAGGCCATGACGACGGATGTAGTTTTCTTTCAAATCTTTAACGATGATTTCTTGGGCGGACGTCACTTCGGCACGTAGCTTCCTGAAGTCCCAACGGACATGAAGCTGAAGTATCTTCGCGAAGTAATCACTAATCATCTGGGTTCTGAACCGCTCGATGTCAAGGACGTAGTGATTTCCTAGAGCGTCTACACCCACCACAACAATCGATGTGAAGTCTGCTTTAAGTCTGATAGAATAAGCGAAGTCAATCGCGGCAAAGATATTGAGTCTCTGACCTTGGTAGTACCACTTGCCATCTGATCTGGTAAGTTTTGCGCGGTCGTAGTATTGGAAGAATTCCGGTTTGATCGAAGCCGTGCCTGCGTCATTCGGGTTGTTGTAGTACTGGGCTCTGAACTGTGTTTTGTCAATGTACTGAGCATACTTCTTAGCTAGAATATTCTGATCGAAACCAAACCACTTACCATCAGCTCGTTGCTGCTTGGGCCAAAGGTAAGTCCCAGTACCGTCTCCCATGTCTTCGACTTCACGCTGGAAGATTTCGTACAGGGGCTCGTCCGAAACAAGCTCTCCAGTATCATCGTATAGTTCGATCTTTGATGCGAGTAAGTCGTTGTAAAGGTCCTTCGGATGGTATCTAGTGCCTACCACCCATTCAAGGGCATCTGCGCCCTCGATTGAAGCAAGGAGTGAATACTGGGTTCTGACCTTTTCACGGCCTTCTTCGGTATAGGCTGTTTCGTTTGTAACGACGTCATCCAGAATGGCAATGTCACAGTGCATACCCACAACGTTAGTAGTAAGACCTGCGGTAAAGACAGTCGGATCACGGATAGCCTCAATCTTGCGGAGTGGGTGGTCTACTGAGATTTCGTTATTAGTCCACTTCTCTCGTTTGCCTTCATCCGGGTGGGTCATATCAGGCCAGTACTTACGATAGACTGGGGACGTAATGATCTGCTTTATAAGACCTAGTTGCTTTTCCGCGAGATTACTGGTAGAGGAAATGTAGAGAATGCGAATTGCCGGGTTTTTAGTAATTTCCCAAGCTGCTCTGCACGCGGCGAAGTAGCTCTTGGCATGATCTCGTGGCAGAAGGACCATTTGGTGAGACCGGGCGTCGCTACGTGTCCACCAGCGGATAAGTTCCTTATGAACATCTCCGAGGACTCTTTGGGGCTGAACGAGTTTAATGAATGCTTCAAGGTCACCTTCTGCTATTGTACGTATTTGGTCTTTTACGTCTATTGCCACTATTTCCTATATCCATGTCTCTTTGATCTGTTGTAGATAAGCTTACCGGGTGGCTCGCCGGGGTTGGGCCTTATGATGCTGGGGAAGGAGCTTCCACTCCCAGTTCCGTAGATAATGATTAAACCATCTGGGTTTTGCCATGTGTAGTCTGGAAGTTGGGTAATACCTCCTGATACAGTGAAGACAAAAGATGCCGTACCTGAAGTAAATGCTACTGCCAACATAGCGGCGGTTGGGGAGAAAGCGACAGACGTGGTGCCTAGGAGGGCTCCAGCGCCTCGCACAGTCCCTGATAAAGAGAATGCCGGGCTTATAGAGCCCGCTAGAACCCCCAACAGCATGCCAGTAGCTGTGGGGCTGAAGGTAAGTGTTGTAGCGCCTAGGAGCGCCCCAGAGCCTTGAACAGTGCCTGACAAAGAGAATGTAGGACTTGTAATACCAAGGAGTGCACCTGAGCCTACAAGAGTCGCACTTGTGGAAAATGCGACGCTTGTGGTTGCCGCCATATCCCCCGTAACAATAACAAGGGAAGAAATAGGGGCAACTGATATTGCATGAAAGCCGAGCATGGGTTAGACCATGCCTTCAATGACAATCGTTCCAGAGGTAATGTTTCCAGATGAAAACAAAAACTGAATGGCATCCATCGCGGTTTGCCCGGTATGCCATTCCTGAAGTTCACCCCCCTGGATATTCCCGGCCTCACTGCCATAGACAAATTTTCCAAAAGCCTTTGTCTTTTGGGCGGCATTGAAGCTGAAAATAAGTATCTCAAAATCCAGCCCGCCATCGGTGGCAGCGTTGCCTATCTGGTCAGAACCGCCTGTGCCGGCAGTTTCTAATTCAAAAGCCGTGGTGTCAGTTGCTTTAATGGTAAGGGCTGGGCCAGCACTATCTTTGCCGTATTGGAAGCCTGCATAATTTGTTGCCAGGTAGCTCGAACCATTGTCAGATGACAGTCGAATGAAAAAAGTTACGCCATCGGTGGCGGGGATGAGATTTATCCCAGTAATCCTCAGCGCACGGTAGGCCGAAAGGTCTGTTTTCACCGCTGTTGCAGCAGCGCTTGGCGTTAGTGTCGCTATAGGCACCCAACCTCCAACTATGGAAGCGGGTATGGTGACAAACAGGGTTTTAGCCCCAGCACCCCAACTTACGGCAGCACCCGCATTGGATGAGGCAAGAATTGTCGTCCTGGCCAGTGTATCTGTCGCGGCATCAGTGACCGTGCCAAGGCCGACTTCCCAGTCAGTTCCATCTGTCGCAGTGTAGTAGCATGTATTCCCAGTAGCTATTCCAGCCACGAAGGTCTGAAACCCTGTTACGGCACCAGCAAGGTCATACGTACCTGTTCCGGTGGTGGTAGAGGTTTCCTGAACACGATCTGCGTAGACAAGAGCCAAAGTCTGTTAATCCAAGTTGACGTCTAATTCGCCAATTGCGAATGACGGAGTAATTCCTGAGGAGATTGCGATAGAGGCGGTAAGAGCGCCTTTAAAGAAGAGGTTGCCAGCGGCTGAGGAGTCGCTACCGATGCCGAAGTGAGTAATAGTATTCGTACCACCAGTCGCAGCAGGGAAGCTAATAGCTGCGGCGTTACTAGCGTTAGCACCAGAAATGGTCCAGCCAGCGCCTGAGCGGGCTACAGCGACACGGGCATAACTTGTATAGGTCGCCTCTGAGGTCGTCTGGTCTCCGGTTTCACCGGGATCGCCTGTGTGGAGAGAGATGTAAAATGAGCCAGCCGTGGCCGAGTTCTGGATACCAGCAGCATCACCTACGTTGGCATGGTCGGTGTTATTGAAATATAGTGTTAGGAGGGCTGTTTCAAATGCATTTGTTGCTGACATTACGTAAAGCTTCCAATAGCTATAACGGAGACGCCTGCACCAGTGGTAACTGACCAAGCCCCTGTTTTGGAGACAGCGTTAATCTCAATACTGTAAGTACCAACACCACCGCCGGGGGAGTTTGGCTGGAGGGAGATAGCTGTATCTGTGCCGTCTTGAATGTCCACAGCACCAGTGGCAGCCGTAGCCACAACCATGATAATTCTGTGTAAGTAGTCACCCTTAGCTCCAGCAGGGCCTAGGGCTTGGTCAGTCTGAGAGGCTGCTACGGTTTCGTAGGTATAGCCGTTAGGCATGGGTACACGAGGCATTGTCATCTCCTTGGGACGGAGCTGCCGTCCAATCTCTTTAAGATGCCGTAAGACCGATTAGAGAAATCATCCTCGGTCTTCTTTACGGCTTGTTTGAATTCTGGTTTGTTGTAGATACGGTCACCTTTAGAGGCTTGCCTATCTTCTTTAGGGGACCTAGGGTTTTGGTCGAATTCCCTGTACTCGCCCTTGCGCTCACGGAGCCGCTTCTGGGCAAAGGTATTGGGAGCTTCTCTGACCTTGGAGGCTTGGTTAGGGGGTTTGATGGCCATTAGTTGGTAATCCGCTTCAAATCTTCGGTTGTGTCGTTCTTTGAGAGGAAGAGTTCATTAGCCTGACGTTTGATCTCTTCTTTGCTGGGACGGCCCTGCTTGCCCTTGTCCTGCTTCCACAGGCCGGAGAGGAGGTACTTGTTAGCTTCGTAGGAGGACTTGTGCCCGGGGTCTGTAGCAACACGTTGGAGTTCTATAAGAGCCTT